CTTGACTTATGGTAGTATATAATCAGCGAAGTAGAATAAAGACCAGCCTCATGGGAGAAGTCCCGTGGGGCTTTTCTTATGCGCAGAAAGGAGGCGGCCATGCCAAGAAAACCGAAACGACCGTGCCGCTTTCCCGGCTGCCCGAACCTTACGGACGGTGTGTACTGCGAAGAACACGCCAAGGTCATGGAACAGCACTACGAGAAGTTCCAGCGAGGCTACTCACCCGGCAAACGGTACGGCAGAGCATGGAAACGAATCCGCGACCGCTACGTCCACAAGCATCCGCTCTGCGAGATGTGTCTGAAGGAAGGACGCTACGTTGCGGTCGAGGAAGTCCATCATATCCTTCCCATCGCCGAAGGCGGAACACATGACGAGTCGAACCTGATGAGCCTCTGCCGTTCGTGTCACGAGAAGATTCATCGTGAGCGCAGCGACCGGTAGGGGCGGTCGAAATCTCTAAACGCGGATGCCGCGGAAAACGGCGCGGGGCTTCGTGCGCGAAAAAAGCGAAATCAAACGGGGAATTAACCGGAGGCAGAAAAAGGTGGTGATTTTTATGGCAAAGGACGGAACTGCCAGAGGCGGTCCGAGAGCCGGAAGCGGGCGCAAGTCCAAGGCTCTGACCGAAAAACTGAATACGGGCAATCCGGGCGGCAGAAAACTCACCGTCATGGAGCTGCCTGCAGACACCGACCTCGAAGGCTCGGATATGCCGGAGGTCAAAAGCTACATGAAGGAACGTCAGAAGAACGGCGAGGACTTTGACGCGGAGGAGATTTTCGAGGAGACGTGGCTGTGGCTCAAGGAGCGAGGCTGCGACAAGCTCGTCAGCACCCAGCTCGTCCGAAACTATGCGATGAGCGTCTCACGCTGGATTCAGTGCGAACACGCCATATCGGAGTTCGGATTCCTTGCAAAGCATCCGACCACGGGACAGGCTATCGCATCTCCCTATGTCAGCATGAGTCAGAACTACATGAAGCAGGTCAACAACCTCTGGTATCAGATATTCCAGATCGTGAAGGAAAACTGTTCTGCGGAATTTTCGGGAGCGACACCGCAGGATGATGTGATGGAGAGACTTCTCCGCTCCCGGAAAGGAATGTGAAAAATGAGTACAACCTATTTGACAGCGGAAAGCGTGTGTGCGGGTCATCCCGACAAGCTGTGCGACTTCATCGCTGACAGCATCCTGGATGAGTGCCTATACAGGGACAAGTCCTCCCGAGTTGCCTGCGAGGTCATGGCTACGGGTCACAAGATAATCGTGGCGGGCGAGATCACCTGCTCGAAGAGCGTGGACATCCGCAGCACAGTGCGCAGGGCTTTGGCAAAGGTCGGATACAATCCGCTCCTTTACCTCATTTATGTATATGTACACAAGCAGAGCCGCGACATCGCCGGCGGCGTGGACATGAGCATCGAAGCAAGGAACGGCGACAACTCCTGCTACTCCACGCTGGGCGCTGGCGATCAGGGCACCGTCTACGGTTACGCAACGAGCGAGACGAATGACTGCATCCCGCTCCCTCTCGTCTTGGCGCACGGCATCTGCAAGCGGCTCGACCTCGTGAGGAAGGACAATCTCATCCACGGCATTAAGCCGGACGGCAAAGCGCAGGTCACGGTCGAATACCATAACGGCAAGGCAAAGCGTGTGAAGACCATCGTGGTCTCTGTCCAGCACGACAAGGAGAAAGACCTTGATGTGTTAAAGCACGAGATCATCTCCGAGGTGCTGCATCCCGTCTTTCAGAAATTCCCGTTCGATGAGGATACGGAAATCCTCGTCAATCCGAGCGGTCGTTTCGTGGCGGGCGGTCCTGCTGCCGACACGGGTCTGACCGGAAGGAAGCTGATGGTCGATACCTACGGCGGTCTTGCAGCGCACGGCGGCGGAGCCTTCTCCGGGAAAGACCCGACCAAGGTCGACCGCTCCGGCGCGTATATGGCGAGGCACATCGCAAAGAACATCGTGTCGGCGAACCTTGCGGAGAAATGCCAGGTGGCGATCTCCTACGCAATCGGCAAGGCAGACCCGGTCGCAGTCCATGTGGAGACCTTCGGAACGAGCAGATACACCGATGAAGTCCTGGAAAAAGTCGTGAGGGATGTGTTCAATATGCGTCCGGCGGCGATCATCAACGACTTCCGTCTGCGGAACTGTTCGTTTTCAGACTACTCCGCATACGGGCATTTCGGAAACGGCTATCCCGCATGGGAGCATAGCGATAAATACACAGAACTGAGGGAGGCGATGGCGAAGTATGAAAACGACGACTGATATGCAGCTTGTCCCTATCGCCAAGTTGATCCCTTATGTGAATAATGCGAGGACACACTCGCCGGAGCAGATTACCAAGCTCCGATCCTCCCTCCGGGAGTTCGGCTTCATCAATCCCGTTATCATCGACCGTGACTATGGCGTAATCGCCGGTCACGGTCGTTTGCTTGCGGCGAAGGAAGAAGGCATCACGGAAGTGCCGTGCGTGTTCGTTGACCATCTGACCGAGGCACAGAAAAAAGCCTACATCATCGCGGACAACCGCATGGCGATGGACGCCGGATGGGACGAGGAACTCCTGCGCGTGGAGATCGAAGCCCTGCAGGGTGCGGACTTTGATGTATCCCTCACGGGCTTTGACGAGAAGGAGCTCGCCGACCTCTTCAAGAGCGAAAGCGACTCCGAGGCAAAGGACGATGACTACGACCTGACCGCTGCCCTTGAGAAAGCTGCCTTTGTGGAGCGCGGTGATATCTGGACGGTCGGCAGACACAGGCTCATGTGCGGGGACGCTACGAATGCGGACGATGTATCGGCTCTGATGGATGGGAAGAAAGCAAACCTCATCCTGACCGATCCGCCGTATGGTGTGTCCTTCAAGAGTTCCAGCGGTCTGACCATTCAGAACGATTCCATGAAGGACGAGGAGTTTTACAACTTCCTGCTCTCCGCATTCAAGTGTATGGCTGACCACCTGGAAAAAGGCGGCGCGGCATACATCTTCCATGCAGACACCGAGGGCTTGAATTTCAGAAAGGCTTTCGTGGATGCCGGGTTCCATCTCGCCGGATGCTGTATCTGGGTGAAGGATTCCCTTGTACTCGGACGCTCGGACTATCAGTGGCAGCACGAGCCGATCCTCTACGGATTCATGCAGAACGGCAAGCATCCGTGGTACTCCGACCGCAAGCAGACCACGATCTGGAACTTTGCCAAGCCGAAACGGAACGCCAACCATCCGACCTCGAAGCCGCTCGACCTGCTGGGTTACCCAATCGGGAACTCCACGCAGGAGAACGGCATCGTGATAGACACCTTCGGTGGCAGCGGTTCCACACTCATGGCCTGTGAGCAGATGAACCGCGTGTGCTGCACGATGGAACTGGATGAGAAATATACCTCGGTCATCCTCCGCAGGTATGTGGACGATACCGGGGATGCGGATGGCGTGTATGTCATCCGCAATGGAGAGAAGATACCGTACTCCTCGCTCGTGAAGGAGGTGGAGCAGAAAAATGATACAGAATAAATTGACGCTCGGCAGTCTTTTTGACGGCTCCGGCGGTTTCCCTTTAGGCGGCTTGATTTCCGGTATCACTCCCGTGTGGAGTTCGGAGATCGAGCCGTTTCCCGTTCGTGTCACCACGAAACGGCTGCCGTTCATGAAGCACTACGGAGACGTATCCGCGGTGAACGGTGCGGAGCTTTCTCCCGTGGACATCATCACCTTCGGCAGCCCGTGTCAGGACATGAGCATCGCCGGGAAACGGGAGGGGCTTTCGGGCTCCCGCTCCAACCTCTTCTATGAGGCTGTCCGAATCGTAAAGGAAATGAGGTGTGCAACCGATGGAAAATATCCGAGATACATCGTCTGGGAGAACGTCCCAGGCGCTTTCAGTTCAAACAAGGGCGACGACTTCAAAGCCGTCCTCGAAGCAGTCTGCTCCGTCAAAGGCGGTGAAGCTGATATTGCTCGACCTGCGAAGTGGCCGAACGCCGGAGAAATCCTGGCAGATGATTACTCAGTCGCATGGCGGGTATTTGATGCTCAATACTGGGGAGTCCCCCAGCGCAGAAAACGCATCTACCTTGTCGCAGATTTTGATGGCGGGAGTGCCGGAAAAATACTATTTGAGTCAGAAGGCCTGTCTGGGTATACTCCGCAGGGCTTCCGCTCGTGGCAAGACGCTCCCCGTGATGCTGGAAAAGGCTCTGCGGAGGCAGGCGGACTGTGCCTGAACGATCAGGGCGGCGAGCGTATGGATGTGACCGAGGATGTCGCCTGCACGCTCCGTGCCGAAGCACATCATCCTCCCGTGGTCATGGAGTCCGCAGGCTTCTGTACCGAACACTCTGCAAAGAGCCGCAGCATCGGATATGAGGAAGAAAAATCCCCGACGCTCCGGGCGGAGGTCGTTCCGGCTGCGGTCATGTTCGAGAACCACTCACAGGACACCAGATACACCGGTCCTTTGGATGTGGCGCAGACCGTACTTTCTACTTTCGGGACTGGCGGCAACAATCAGCCGTTCATCGTGGAGAATGCAGGATGCTTTGATGTCCGCTTCACCTCTGATGGCTCGAAGGTCTCAAGAGGACATACCTATCCTACGGACACGGCAAGGACGGTAGATACTGGCGGCAATGCTCCCGATTCCAACCAGGGCGGCGTGGCTGTGGTGGAGACTCCGAAGACACTGAAGATGCGATCCGGCTGCGAAGGCGGCGGCAAGGGACCGCTCGTGCAGGATGACATGTCCGCAACGCTCGGAACCCATAATGACCAGACCGTTTTTGTGCCGACTGCCTTCGGCATCTGCTCCAAGGATTCAAATGCTATGAAGTCCGCCAATCCCAACAGCGGATTTTATGAAGCCGGGACTTCCCGGACGCTGGACGGGAACGGCGGCAATCCCTCCTGCAACCAGGGCGGCATCGCCGTGGTCGAAGGGAACGGATCAAGACCGTCCCACCTGGGTGACGGCTACAAGGAATCCGATGTGATGTATACGCTCAATGCGACCGAACATCACGGCGTGGCTTATGGCATCGACCGGGCTACCTATAACATGGGACAGAACGCACAGTTCGATATCGCCATCCGGGAGGAACTCGAACCGACCATCGTGGCGAAAGGTCCCGGCGCGGTCGCTCATCCCGTGTACTCCACGAGCAAGAACTCCTACCACACCGAGGCGGAGGAAGACCTCGTGAATACGCTGGTCGCTACGGACTACAAAGACCCTCCGACCATTACGGAGGACCCGTACTACATCGTCCGCAGGCTTACGCCCGTGGAATGTGCGAGGCTCCAGGGTTTCCCCGACTGGTGGTGCTCCGACCTCGGCACGGAAAATCCCACCGATGAGGATATCTCTTTCTGGAGGGATGTCTTTGAAACGCACCGCAAGGTCATGGGTACTTCTTCCAAGCAAAAGACTGACGCTCAGATCATCAAATGGCTCAAAGACCCGCATTCCGATTCTGCGGAGTATAAGCTCTGGGGCAACGGCGTGGCTCTCCCGTGCGTATGTTTTGTGCTTGCGGGGATTGTGTACTGTGACCAGTTATCCCGTAGATAATCCGGCTGTTATTCTACAGCGGAAAATCCGATATTTGCTTGCTATTTCGGTGCTTTAGAGTGATGTATAAACATGCCGAAAGGCACAGAAAACAAGCGAAAACGGAGGTAAACGCAATGGAAGTCAGGTACAACGTAACAGGCGCAAGGCGCAAGGAACTGGTCAAGGTCATCTCCGACATCACCGGAGCAAAGGCGGAATACAAATTCATGCCGACCTGCAACTACGAGATCGGCTACTTCACGGTCACCAAGGACGGAACGCTCCTTTTCAGCGACCGCTCCGACAGCGAAGAGGTCGAGCGGGTGCTTGAGGGCATCGCCGCCGCAGGTTTCGACTGTGAGCCGCAGGACGGCGCGGATGAAACCGCCGAGGAAGTATCCGGAGAAACGGAAAACGCGCCACAGGGCGAAAGCGTGGGGCTTACGGTCGAGATACCGCTTGAAAAGGTGGCGGTCGGCAACCTCACAAAACTGCTGGATGCCAAGGGCGGACTTATCAAAAAGGCTCTCGGCGTGAGCGACCTTCGCATCGAGGTCAAAGAGGATCGGGTGGCTTTCCCCTGGTTCCCGGAGGTCGAGCCGGATGAGGCGCTTGCCTACACGAACTTCATCTCCAAACTCTGCGCGATGGCAAAGGAAGCCAAGCGGGTCACGGCTACGGAAAAGGAAGTCGACAATGAGAAATATGCATTCCGCTGCTTTCTCCTGCGGCTGGGCTTCATCGGCGCAGAATACAAGGCGGACAGAAAAATCCTGCTGAAGAACCTCACAGGCTCCTCGGCTTTCAAGGACGGAGGTGCTGACCATGAAGTTTCCGAGTAGAGAGATCGTAGAGCGGGTACGAAAAGCCTACCCTGTCGGCTGCCGTGTGGAGCTTACGCATATGGACGATGTGCAGGCTCCGCCTATCGGCACCAAAGGAACCGTGATCGGTGTCGATGATACGGCATCGGTCATGGTCAGATGGGACAACGGCTCCGGGCTGAATGTGGTCTACGGCGAGGATTCCTGCCGAAAGCTGGACAGCGTGAAAACCATCTGCTACGGCAAAGAGGAAGTCTGGGATTCGAGGAAGGATGCCGCAGACTTCTTCCTCCAAGCCATCGCAGGTTCGGAAGGCTCCGAATGCGAACGGTACACAACCATCTATACCAAGCTGGTGGAGGGATTGGAGGTGTGCAGCGATGACGCAGACGATTAAGGAACAGATACTCGCCATCCGGGACACGGGGCTTACGAATATGTTTGATGTCAACATGGTTCAGCGGCTTGCTTACGAGCGGGATTTTTACGAGCTGGTCTGCTACCTTGAGGAGCATCGCAAGGAATATGTGCGTTTTATCCTGACCGGTGAGGAATAATCTACACAATTCCCTCCGGGGATATTCCCTTATCTCTGGTACATATATTTCTCGGAAATGACTTGATATAAGTGTGCTTTAGAGTGATATATGTACATACCGAAAGGGAAAACAAAGCAAACGGAGGAAACGAACATGACAATTAACGAAGGAATGAAAAACTACAGACTGCCGAACCCCACCACTTCAGAGGATTTGGAAACCAGATGGAGCAAGGTGCTGAATTTCGGGGACAAGGTCATCATGGCGGGCTACTACTACAACGGAATGAACAAGCCCTGCTACTTCGGAGCGGTTTACGAGCACTTGGATGACGACATGACCTGCGAAGGCACCATCGGGCTGGCAGCGGTCAGCGAGGTCGAGTTCGAGGATGACGGACACGCCATCGCCTGGGCGATGAACGCCTGACACAAAAACAGAACATTCCGGGAACGGAGCCGCAAGGCTCTGTCTCTCGTACAGATAAAACTATCGGACGGCTTGCCATACGGCAGGTCATTTTTTATGCCATTTTCGGAGGTGGTGCAGTTGCGAAAGCTGAAGAAATATAAGCCGACGCGGTTCAAGGCGAAGGATTCCGTATACAGCAAGGAGACCGCCGACTTTGCCGTGTCGTTTATCGAAAACCTGTGCCATACCAAGGGGACCTGGGCAGGAAAACCCTTTGAACTTATAGACTGGCAGGAACAGATCATCCGTGACCTCTTCGGCATCTTAAAGCCGAACGGATACCGGCAGTTCAATACGGCATACATCGAGATACCGAAAAAGCAAGGCAAGTCAGAGCTTGCCGCGGCGGTGGCTCTCCTGCTCCTTTGCGGGGACGGCGAGGAACGCGCCGAGGTGTACGGCTGTGCGGCAGACCGCAACCAGGCGAAGATTGTCTTTGACGTGGCCGTGGACATGGTTCGTTTCTGTCCGGCTCTGATGAAGCGCGTGAAGATACTGGAATCACAGAAAAAGCTGGTCTACAAGCCCACCAACAGCACCTATCAGGTACTTTCGGCGGATGTTGCAAACAAACACGGTTTCAATACCCACGGTGTCATCTTCGATGAGCTGCATACCCAACCGAACAGGAAACTCTACGATGTCATGACGCAGGGTTCCGGCGATGCAAGGATGCAACCGCTTTACTTCCTCATCACCACGGCGGGCAACGATACGAACTCCATCTGCTATGAGATACACCAGAAGGCACTCGACATAGAAGCCGGACGGAAGGTCGACCCCACTTTCTACTCCGTCATATACGGAGCGGATGAATCGGAGGACTGGACTGATCCGAAAGTGTGGAAGAAAGCTAATCCCTCCCTCGGCATCACGGTAGGCATCGACAAGGTAAAAGCCGCCTGCGATTCAGCAAGGCAGAATCCCGGCGAGGAGAACTCCTTCCGGCAGCTCCGCCTCAATCAATGGGTCAAGCAGTCGGTCAGATGGATGCCGATGGAGAAATGGGATGCCTGTGCCTTTCCCGTTGACGAAGAGGAACTCGAAGGGCGTGTCTGCTACGGCGGGCTCGACCTTTCCAGCACGACAGATATCACGGCATTCTGCCTGGTGTTCCCTCCGCTGGACGATGCGGATAAATACAGTGTTCTCCCGTACTTCTGGGTGCCGGAGGAAACGCTCGACCTGCGTGTCCGCCGCGATCATGTTCCCTATGACTTATGGGAGCGGCAGGGATACTTGCAGACCACGGAAGGCAATGTCGTTCACTATGGCTACATCGAAAAGTTCATCGAGCGACTCGGCGAACGCTTCAATATCCGCGAGATCGCCTTCGACCGCTGGGGAGCCGTTCAGATGGTGCAGAACCTTGAGGGCATGGGCTTCACGGTCGTTCCTTTCGGACAGGGCTTCAAAGACATGAGTCCACCGACAAAGGAACTGATGAAGCTGACGCTGGAGGAGAAAATCGCCCACGGCGGGCATCCCGTCCTTCGATGGATGATGGACAACATCTTTATTAGGCAGGACCCGGCGGGCAACATCAAGGCGGACAAGGAAAAGTCCACGGAGAAAATCGATGGTGCCATCGCAACCATCATGGCACTCGACCGGGCGATCCGGTGCGGAAACGACAACGGTGCTTCTGTCTATGACGGCAGAGGCATTTTGTTTATATGAGGACAAGACAATGTTGATACTTTCACTGATCGGCTTTCTGGTGATACGGGAAGCCCTTAACGGATTGGAGGGATGGCTATGAGCATATTTTCAGGACTATTTCGGAGCCGCGATAAGCCCAGGGACTCGACCTCCGGCAGCTCCTACCGCTTTTTCTTCGGCGGTACGACCTCCGGCAAGGCTGTAACGGAACGCTCCGCTATGCAGATGACGGCGGTTTACTCGTGCGTGAGGATTCTTTCCGAGGCGATTGCAGGACTTCCGATCCATCTGTACAGATACGGTGAGAACGGCAGCAAGGAAAAAGCGACCGACCACCCGCTCTACTTCATCCTGCACGATGAGCCGAACCCGGAAATGACATCCTTTGTCTTCCGGGAAACGCTCATGACGCACCTGCTCCTCTGGGGAAATGCCTACGCGCAGATCATCAGAAACGGCAAGGGCGAGGTCGTGGCACTGTATCCGCTTATGCCGAACCGCATGGCAGTCGACCGTGACAAAGACGGCCACCTCTACTACGAATACCAGACCTCGCAGGATGACGCGCACACGATGGACGGCAGCCGCGTCAGGCTCTCACCAAGCGATGTGCTCCATATTCCGGGGCTTGGCTTTGACGGTCTTGTGGGCTACAGCCCAATTGCGATGGCAAAGAACTCCATCGGCATGGCGATTGCCTGTGAGGAATACGGAGCCAAGTTTTTCGCTAACGGTGCAACGCCCGGCGGCATCTTAGAGCATCCCGGCGTGGTAAAAGACCCGGAGCGTGTCAGGGAAAGCTGGAACTCGGCCTTCGGCGGCAGTTCAAATGCGAACAAGGTGGCAGTCCTTGAGGAAGGCATGAAATACACGCCTATCTCCATTTCACCGGAGCAGGCGCAGTTCCTGGAGACGCGAAAGTTCCAGATCAATGAGATCGCCCGAATCTTCCGCATCCCGCCTCACATGATCGGCGACCTTGAGAAATCGAGCTTTTCAAATATCGAGCAGCAGTCCTTGGAGTTCGTGAAATACACCCTCGACCCGTGGGTCTGCCGCTGGGAACAGTCCATGCAGCGGGCGCTTCTCTCCCTGGATGAGAAGAAGGAATACTTCTTTAAGTTCAATGTGGACGGGCTTCTTCGCGGCGACTACCAGAGCCGCATGAACGGCTACGCTGTCGGACGGCAGAATGGTTGGATGAGCGCCAACGATATCAGGGAGCTTGAAAACCTCGACCGTATCCCGGAAGAGGAAGGCGGCGACCTGTATCTTATAAACGGCAACATGACAAAGCTCAAGGACGCAGGCATCTTTGCAGCCACCACAACAACGGAGGAGGAACCGGATGAAACACAGGAAGAAACAGAACAAGAGCCGGAACAGCCACAGCAAAGTGAGCGTACCCGGCGAAAACACAAGGAGGCACTATGACCAGAAAGTTTTGGAATTGGGTGCGAAACGAGGAGCCGGATACCTTCGGCAGCGACCGAACACTCTACCTCGACGGGGAAATTTCTGATGAGACGTGGTTCGGAGACGAAGTAACACCACAGCTTTTTAAAGATGAACTGAATAGCGGCGATGGGAACATCACCCTCTGGATTAACTCTCCGGGCGGTGATGTTTTTGCTGCTGCACAGATTTACAACATGCTGATGGACTACCCGCATGACGTAACGGTCAAGATCGACGCCCTTGCTGCTTCGGCGGCATCCGTCATCGCTATGGCCGGTACCAAGGTCTGCATGAGCCCTGTGGCAATGATGATGGTCCACAACCCTGCGACCATCGCCATCGGCGATACCGAGGAGATGCAGAAAGCCATCGACATGCTGAATGAAGTCAAGGAATCCATCATGAACGCCTACGAGATCAAGTCCGGGCTTTCCCGCCACAAGATTTCACAGTTGATGGATGCCGAGACATGGATGAACGCCAAGGAGGCCGTAAAGCTCGGCTTCGCTGACGAGATTCTGTTCAAGGACGGCGAGGAGCCTGCCTTGGACGATGATGCCGATACGGAGATGCTCTTCTCCCGCAAGGCTGTCACTGATTCGCTGCTTTCACGGCTTATCCCCAAGAAAAAGCCGGAGGCAAATAAAAACATGGTACCCGTTACCGATCTTGAGAAGCGCCTTTCGCTTCTCGCACATTAAAGGAGGATTTGTATTATGACTCAGATTATGGAACTCATGGAAAAGAGAGCGAAGGCATGGGAGGCTGCAAAGGCTTTTCTTAACACCCACTCTCAGAACGGCGGCATGGTCTCTGCGGAGGATGCCGCGACCTACGACAAGATGGAAAAGGAAGTCACCGACCTCACCCGCGACATCGAGCGCCTGCAGCGTCAGGACGAGATTGAGAAGATGCTCAATCAGCCCACTTCCGCACCCATCACCAACATTCCCGGCAAGACCGGCGACAAGGCGGATGAAAAAACAGGCAGGGCTTCCGCTGCTTACAAGAAGGCTTTCTGGGACAACATCCGTCATCCCGGCAATCCTGTCGTTCGTGACGTACTGGAGGAAGGCACCGATGGCAACGGCGGCTACCTTGTTCCTATCGAATTCGAGCACACCCTTGTGAAGGCTCTCGATGAGAACAACATCATGCGTACCATCGGCTGCAAGATCATCACCACGCAGAATGAGCGTAAGATTCCCGTTGCGAACGGTCACACCCAGGCTGCTTGGACGGCTGAGAACGGTGCCTACACCGAAAGCAATCCGACTTTTGGTCAGACCAGCATTGACGCCTACAAGCTCACCGACCTTATCAAGGTTTCCGATGAGCTGCTTTCCGACAGCTTCTTCGATATCGAGGGCTACATCTCCGAGGAATTCGGTCGTGCCTTCGGCGAAGCCGAGGAGGACGCCTTCATCAACGGCGCGATCCAGAGCGGCGCAACGGCTATCGACAGACCGACCGGGCTCTTCATCGCGGCAAACGCAGGCGGCGCTCCTTCCGGCCTGACCGCAGCATCCGCTACGGCAATCACGGCTGACGAACTCATCAGCCTGGTGTATTCCCTGAAAGCACCGTACCGCGGCAAGGCAAAGTTCCTTATGAACGACGCCACGGTCGCAGCCATCAGGAAGCTCAAGGACGGCAACGGCGCATATATGTGGCAGCCTTCCCTGACCGCAGGTGAGCCTGACAGACTGCTCGGCTTCCCGCTCTACACCTCTCCGAAGGTGCCTGTGATGGCGGCAGGTGCAAGGGCTATCGCTTTCGGCGATTTCTCCTGCTACTGGATCGCTGACAGAGCCGGACGCACCATCAAGCGTCTGAATGAGCTCTACGCTACCAACGGTCAGGTCGGCTTCACCTGCACGGAGCGTGTCGACGGCAAGCTGATCCTTGCGGAAGGCATCAAGATTCTCGACATGAAGGCAACTTCCGGTTCTTGATCGAGGGAGGTGAACGACCGTGGCACTGATTTCAACTGATGATGCAAAGGCTTATCTGCGTGTAGATTCGGCGGATGAGGATGCCACGGTCGGCATCCTCTTATCGTCCGCCATAAGGCTGTGCGTCGATGTGGCAAGGCTCACGGACGCGCAATGGGCCGTGGTCGATTCGGAGGACACTTCTTCTGATGATTACACCGAGGAGGAACTGACAGCGATCCGGGAAACCATGAAGGTGGCAATCCTTTATGCCTGTGCTTATCTATTCGAGCACAGGGAGGAAGCCGACCATCATGCGCTTACCATGACGCTGCGCTCCCTCCTCTTTGCCATACGGGAAGGAGCGTTTTCATGAATATAGCAGCTATGAGAGTCCGGGTGACATTTCAGGCCAATACCGTGACCGTGGATAAATACGGGAACCACAAGACCGTCTGGACAGATTACTTCTCCTGCTGGGCGACCGTAGGGACAAGCACAGGCTCGGAATCCTCCGGCGTCGTGATAAACCCGGAGGAATCGCTGGACTTTACCTGCCGGTACTGCTCCGAGCTTGCCGCCGTGGAATCCACGAAGTACCGGATCATTGCAGAGGGCAAGACCTACAACATCACCTACGTCAATCAAATGGGCTACAAACGAAACAGCCTGAAATTCAACTGCAAACTGGAGAAAAAAGCATGAGCAGGAATGTATCAATCGATGAGATGGGCGAAGCCATCATGGAGGAGCTGGAAAAGTATGCCGAGGTCGCCGCGGATGATATGAAACAGGCCGTGAAGGATACGGCAAAATCTGTTCAGAAGGATATCCAGGCATCCGCTCCGGTACGCACCGGGAAATACGCAAAAAGCTGGGCGGTCAAAACCATGCATGAGGATTCCGGAACCATCGACCTTGTGATCTATTCCCGGAACCGCTACCAGATCGCACATCTCCTGGAACACGGACACGCAAAACGCGGAGGCGGCAGAGTCGCGGCAAGACCGCATCTGGCGGCTGCCGAACAGCGAGGAGAAGAGAAACTTGTCGATGAGATAAAAAAGAAACTTGGAGGCGGGTCATGACTTATGACGAAATAGTAGGAATCCTTGAGGGAGCGGGACTTCCTCTTGCATACGACCACTTTGCGGAAGGCGAGTCTCCCGACCCGCCTTTCCTCATCTTTCTGTTTCCGGGGAGCGACAACGTATTTGCTGACGACACTGTTTTTGAGAAGATCGACCAGCTGAATGTCGAACTCTATACGGACAGGAAAGACCCGGATACAGAAATGAGGATCGAAACGATCCTTTGTACGAACGAGCTTCCCTGGGTGAAAACCGAGGTATGGCTCGAAACAGAAAAAATGTATGAAGTTTTATATCAAACGCAGATTATAGGAGGATATGAAAATGCCTAACACAAACAGAAACAAGGTCAAATTCGGCCTTAAGAACTGCCACTATGCCATCGCCACGCTCGGCGAGGGCGGCACCGTCACCTTCGGAACGCCCGTGGCAATGCCCGGTGCGGTCTCTCTTTCGCTGGATGCGGAGGGAGAAAACAGCCCGTTCTATGCGGATGACGGCGTTTATTACATGGTCGCCAACAACAACGGCTATTCCGGCGATCTTGAGATTGCCCTCATTCCCGAGAGCTTTCTTACGGATGTCATGCATGAAACGGAGGATGCCAACGGCGTCATCGTGGAGAACAAGGATGTCGAGCCTGAGCATTTTGCCCTGCTCTTCGAGTTCTCCGGCGACAAGAGGAAGATCCGCCATGTCATGTACTACTGCAGCGCGACGAGACCTTCCGTTTCCGGCAATACGAAAGAGGACTCTACAGAGGTTCAGACGGAAACGCTGACCATTACGGCGTCCCCTCTGCCGAGTGGCATCGTAAAGGCAAAGACGGGAGAAAACACATCCGACGCTACCTATAACGGATGGTACAACACCGTGTATGAACCGCAGGCAGCGACAGAAACTCCTGCCGTAGACAACTACGCAGTCGAGTAAGAATGATAACACGGGCGGGGAGAAATCCCCGCTCCTTTTCAACAGGAGGTACTTATGAAAACAGATATCAAAATGGCTCTTGAGGACGGCAAAGAGAAGTCCTTTTCCTTCAAGGCGACAGGAACGACAGCTGTTCGTTTCAAGACTATATTCGGTGATGAGATCATGGCGGAGATCACCGCGCTCTGGAATTCCGTGGGAACGGACGACCTGAACACGGCTGCAGCCATTACAGAGGGCAAAAAAGTCGATGACGAGACCGGGACGGTACTCCGTATCATGGAGAACATCGCAACATCCGGCCACATGGACGCGGTCGGAAAACTGGCTTATGTGATGAACCGTCAGGCGGAGGGCGTTCAAATGTCTGACATGGGCATGGACGATTACCTTGACTGGCTCGACCAGTTCCAGCCTATCGAGCTTCTGAAGAACGCCGTCACGTTCATCCAGCTTTATCTCGGCAACCGCGAGACCACTTCCAGCTTAAAAAAAGCCAGCGGCCCACAGACCGAAAGCTGAACACAGCCGTATATCTTCTGCGGGCCAAGGAACTGGGGCTGACGCTGGACGAGATGGAACAGCTCCACGAAGGAATGATATACGACATGATCGTTGAATCCGCAAATGACAGGGAAACATACAGCCAGCTCCCGTCCCAGGCGGATTTCGACAATTTCTAAGGAGGCAGGAACATGGCAGACAGGCTCAAAGGAATAACAATTGAATTAAACGGCGACACCACCGGTCTGTCAAAAAGCCTCTCCGGCGTAAACAAGGACATCCGGAACACGCAGCAGCAGCTGAAGGACGTGGAAAAGCTCCTGAAACTTGATCCGAAGAATACGGAGCTTCTTGCCCAGAAACAAAAGCTCCTTTCACAGGCTGTGGAGGAAACAAAGGATAAGTTGACACAGCTGAAGTCCGTGCAGGAACAGATGGACGCGGGACTCGCTAACGGGACGGTCACACAGGAGCAGTACGACGCATGGCAGCGCGAGATCGTCGCCACGGAGGAAGAACTGAAACGCCTGGAGGCTCAGTGCAGGGAAACCGATACGAATATCGGCCAGACCCTCCAAAACGCAGGAAAGCGCATGGAGGAGACCGGAAAGAAAATATCCGGCGTGGGCGATTCCCTGTCAAAAGGTGTAACGGCACCCATTGTTGCGGTCGGCGTCGCATCCGTCGCCGCCTTCAAAGAGGTTGACGCAGGGATGGATACCATTGTCAAAAAGACAGGTGCGTCGGGAAAAGCCCTCGAAGATATGCAGGGCATTCTTGAAAACCTCACTGCGGAAATACCCACAGATTTTCAGACCGCCGGTGCTGCCATCGGCGAAGTGAACACAAGATTTGGACTGACCGGGGACGCCCTCGAGGAGCTCTCCGGCCAGTTCATCAAATTTGCGGACCTGAACGATACGGATGTTTCCACGAGCATTGATAATGTGCAGTCTGTCCTTGCCGCCTTCGGACTTTCGGCGGAGGACGCATCCGGGATGCTGGATGTCCTGAACTCTGTCGGACAGGCGACAGGCATCGGCATGGATCAGCTTGCATCGCTCATGAGTACGAATGCCGCATCCCTACAGGAGATGGGGCTTAACGCAACGCAGGCCGCACAATTCCTCGGACAGGTGGAAATGTCCGGCATGGATACGACCGCAGCGATGACGGGTCTGAAGACCGCTCTGAAGAAAGCGGCTGACGACGGTATCACGCTTGACCAGGCGATGCAGCAGTGGAACGCCACCATGCAGTCCGGGGCATCAGATACGGAAAAACTGAACGCATCCATCGACCTGTTCGGAGCAAAGGCAGGTTCACAGTTTTACAATGCCGCAAAACAGGGGACGCTCTCCCTGGACGGACTGACGGCTTCCATGAGCGAGTTCTCCGGCAGCGTAAGTAATACATTCACGGAAGCGCAGGACCCGATAGACAGTTTTACCACGATAATGAACCAGCTGAAGGTCATAGGCGCCGATCTGGTCGAGAGTGCCGGTCCCATGATTGTTGATGCGCTGAAGACCGTATCGGGAGTAGTTAAAGACCTCAAGACGGCGTGGGACGGTCTTTCTCCTGGTATGCAGGAGGCAATCGTAAAACTCGCTCTTATCGCGGCGGCGGTCGGACCCGTGCTTTCGGTCGGAGGACGGGCAATCACAGGTATCGGAAAGATCACATCCGGCATCGGCGGACTGGTTTCAAAGATGAGTGGCGCAACCGGCGGGATCAGTGGGCTGGTCGGGAAACTGACCGGTCTTTCAAGCGGAGCGTCATCGGCGGCATCATCTGTTTCCGGGACGGCAGGTTCGCTCGGTTCACTCGGCTCTTCGGCAGGTACGGCAGCCGGCGGAGTATCTTCAGCGGCGTCCTCATTCGGAACGCTGGCGGGACAGGCACTTCAGCTTGTGGCAATCGGCGCATCCCTCGCCCTGGTCGGCGTTGCGATAAAACTCATAGCCGACTCCGCTGTCAAAGTGGCAGAGGCGGGTCCGGGAGCTGCTGCGGCTTTTGTACTTCTCGCAGGAGTCGGCGTAGGCATGGCGGCTGCAATAGCAGCTATCGGTTCTGCGGCAACGGTATCGGCGGTAGGGCTTCTCGCCCTCGGAGCGGCTGTGCTGATGGTATCCGCAGGCATCTCGCTGATTATCCTTGCGCTCACGCAGTTCGTACAGCAGCTGCCGCTCATCGCTGAATACGGAGGCACAGCGGCTGTCGCGCTTCTTGAGATATCAGGTGCGATGATCGCTTTGACGGCTTCCTGTCTTGCTCTCACGGTAGGGCTGGCAGCACTCCTTGTTCCGCTTCTTGCGGCTGACGCAGAGTTCCTCGTCGCCGCTGTGGCGGTTGCGGCTCTCACCGTGGTCGTGCTTGCTCTGTCTGTCGCTGTGCTGGCGCATACCGCAGCGGTCCTTGCTAACACCATAGCGGTCATGGCAAACAATGTGGCGGTTCAGACGAATCTTGCAGCGGTCGGGGCTCTCGCCGTCCAGGTGCTTTCACTCACTGCCGGGACGCTTGCTTGGACGGTAGCTGTGCTTGCTTCCACGGTAGCAGTTTTGGCAAATACCGTAGCGGTTCTTGCGAACACCGTGGCGATCCTTGCGGGGACCGTCGCCATACTTGCAAACACCGTAGCTTGGCTTGCCGGAACTGTGGCGATCCTCGCCAATACGGTCGCGGTACTGGCTTCGACCGTAGCGATATTGGCTAATACTGTAGCGGTACTGGCTTCGACTGTCGCTGTTCTTGCCAATACTGTCGCTGTCCTTGCGTCAACGGCTGCGTGGCTTTCAAATACTGCGGCCGTGCTTGCGGGTACGGCTGCCACGCTTGCATTTACAGTTGCTGTGCTGGCTTCAACTGTCGCAGTTCTTGCAAACACGGTCGCTGTCCTTGCTTCAACGGCTGCGATCCTTGCTAATACGGTCGCTGCCATCGCAGGTACGGCAGCCGTTCTGGCATTTACCGTGGCGATACTTGCAAATACAGTCGCTGTCCTTGCGAATGCCGCCGCGATGCTTCTTCTGATGGCTGCGGTGGACGGTGTGCTTCTTTCGGTTTCTGCGATAGCGGATACCGCATCGGAAGCAGCGTCTTCCCTCGAATCAATGGTATCTTCCGTGAGCGTGGTCAAAGGCGCTCTCGATGGGCTGACCGACATAGCGAAGAACGCTGTGGGTAATTTCATATCATTCATAACCGGGCAGACGGGCAATGCCCAGACTGCCGGTGAGAATATCGGTCAGGCGGTGACAAACGGGACGAAGAACGGGATGACACAGTTCGTGCCGAACATCAAGACCACGATGACGAACGGCGTTAATGCCGTGAACAACACGAGAGGCACGGCGCAGACCGCAGGACAGAATGTCGGAACGGCCATAACAAACGGTGTAAAGAACGGGATGAATTCGCTGCCGAACCAGGTGACTCAGATCATGAATCAAGTCATGCGGTCAGTAACATCCGCTATCCGGTCATTACAGAGTCAGTTTTCAAATACCCGGTTTTCCTTTAATCAGCACGTAGCGGTTCCGCATTTTAGTATGTCCGGAAAGTTCGATGCTGAAAGCGGCTCTGTTCCGAAAGTCAGCGTGAGCTGGTACAGAAAAGCTATGGAGAACGGCATGATACTGAACTCGCCGACCATCTTCGGATATAAGAACGGAAACCTTCTCGGCGGAGGAGAAGCCGGTGCCGAGGCTGTGGTAGGCGTCGATTCCCTTCGCGGGATGATTCAGGATGCCGTGGCCGGACAGACCTCGGCTATCGTTACCGCTCTTGCAGGAGTCGGCGGCGGAGGCGATATCACCATCCCGGTTTATCTTGGAGGCACGTTGCTTGACGAGACGATTGTCACAGCCCAGCAGCGGATGGCGCTCCGGTCAGGAGGCAGATGATGGCATTTACAAAATATCTGCGGATTGACGGCACGGAGATGCCGCTTCCGACTTCATACGATTTATCTCTTACCGATGTGGAGGCAGATTCTTCCGGAGAGACCGAGGCAGGCACTACCCAGAGGGATATTGTCCGTTCCGGCGTGGCAGAAATATCCGTGGCCTTTCAGGTGTCTCCCGCATGGCTTAAAACCCTGTCTGCGATGCGGAGCCTTCCTCGGCTCTCCGTGGACTTTTTCAATACAGAGACGATGGTCAGGGAAAACCGCGAGATGTATATGGACGGTTTCAAGGTTTCCCTTGCCCATGACACCAGTAATAAGGGCTTATGGAAGGTCAGCTTCACGCTGAAGGAATATTAACGGGAAGGAGCGATTCTCATGTACAGCGTATCAGACGCATATAAAACAGCGATACAGGAAAACACCCGCTCCTTCACATGGTCTGGGAAGATCACCACGACCGCCGGTCGAGAATACCCTTTCACAAACGAGGACATCGTAAAGGGCTCCGGGTATGTCTCCCGTCAATGTTCCGGTTCCTCTGAAATCGAGCTCGGCTCCGTCTTTGCTGCGGAGCTGGGCATTTCTCTTTTTTCAAGTGTCGACCGCTACTCCTTGGAGAACGCAGAGGTCAGGCTGTATTTCCACCTGAACCTTCCGGGCGGCGTGGTCGAGGATGTCCCGATGGGCATCTTCTATGTGGCCGAGGCGAACCGACAGGTAAAAACGCTCGAACTTAAAGCTTACGATGCCATGCTGAACTTCGATAAGGAATACAACGAGGCGCAGTCCAGCGGCTATCCTTATGACTTTCTCTCTGTCATGTGTACCACCTGCGGTGTGGAGCTTGCCCAGACGCAGGCAGAAATCGAAGCCCTGCCAAACGGCACGGAGCTTCTTGGCATCTACCCGGAAAACGACATCGAGACTTGGCGTGATTTTCTGCACTATCTGGCGCAGGCGCTCGGCTGTTTTGCCCAGATCAACCGGGAAGGAAAGCTGGTGCTCGTGCAGTATACGGCGGAGCCTGCGGTCACGATAAACAATACCCATCGGTATTCCTCCAGCTTTTCGGATTTTGTGACGCGCTATACGGCGATCAATTCCACAAATAAGCGGACGGAAACCGCCGAGTATTATTCCCTTGACCCGGACGATGGATTGACCATGAACCTTGAGGTCAACTACCTCCTGCAGTTCGGTCTTGAGGAAACGAGGCGGCGGATTCTGACCACGCTCCTTAATACCATCTCGGTCATAAACTATGTGCCGTTCGATTCCGAGACCATCGGGGACCCGGCACTCGATCCCGGCGATGTGCTCGTTTTCACCGGCGGGCAGGCAGACGCTTCCCAGATGGCGGCAATCACCTCCATCACCATAAAAATCAACGGGAAGTGCTCCTTAAAGTGCGTAGGAAAGAACCCTCGCCTTGCAGAAGCGAAAAGCAAAAACGATAAGAACATTAGCGGTCTGATGAACTCCGTTGAAGCCACGAAAATGGCAACCTACTCCTACATCAATTCGATGCCCTATACCCTTGGCGAAGAACGGGTACAGATCGTAAACATCGAGTTTGCAACGCAGGAGGAAACGGATTGTGAGTTCAAAGCCGCGATCCTCATGAACGTCACGGCAAACCCTGTGGATCGCTCCGTTACCGCAGAAGGCACAGGAACGACGATACTTCCGGAGGAATCCACCAACGAAGAGACGAATGAGACTGTTACCACTGACCGGGAGCTTGCCACCACCGTCACGGTTCCTGTCGAATGGGACGAGGACGGACAGGCTCATATCACGGTCACCTATGTCAAGGACGGTACGGAGGTAGCGGAGTTCCATCCGCAGGAAACATGGCATTCCGGGATGCACGTCCTGAATCTGTTCTATCCGCTCCTTGGTATGGCAGAAAAGATGCTGCACACCTTTGAGGTCTGGATTTCTGTCGGCTCCGGCTCTGCCATGATTGCCGCGCAGAACATCCTCGCAGCCATCACAGGTCAGGGCTTGGGTGCGCAGGACAGATGGGACGGGCGCATTACGGCAAGCGACGATATGACCATGATCCTGCTTTCCGGGATGCAGCATCTTGCATTGGAGGGCTCTGTGGAAACGGCGCTTATCACACCGACTTCAACCGGAGCCTCAGACCGCATTTCGCAGGTGCTTCTTTCCGGTATGCCGCTTTACACCCTTTCGGATAACCTCCGCATCTTTGCGCCGGTCGTTCATGATGTGATCGATGTTAGCGACAAGCGGAAAATGTCCTACAGCAGAGTTTATGTCACGGACGATGCGGATTTCCGGCTCCGGCAGTCCTTTGAGATTTCAGGTGGCACAGAGCGAAGCCTCGACCGTGGCCGTATGGATGCGCTCACGATATCCACCTCGGACTTTGAATCCCTGACCGGGCTTGTGATCCACCCGTTTATGACGGAGCCCTTTATAGGCGGCTGGAATGTTTCTGCAAAGAACATGACAAGCACCCACTATACGGAGCTTTCAAACAGCGCGGCTGTCCTTGTCGGGAGCATGACAGAAACCATTGAGGGCGCAGCGCTGGAAATCGACCGTGGCAGCCTTGCAGCATACAACCTCGGCCTTACCAACTACGAATCAATATCAGAACTGGAGGTGCAAAATGGCTGATTATTTCTCTATCCAGGAAGTGCTGTCAAGCACCGACAATATGACCATCACCCGGAACAACTCCGGGAACGATGACGGTACCGACACCCTGGCCGGCGTCAGCTGGTTTACCTACAACAACGTGGCGGCGGCGAACATCTATGTGAACGGAAACTCGTGGATGGGCATCGGCACCAACGCAGAGCAAGTAAAAGTCCATCGCCGGGATGCCAAGGTCTGGACGATCCGCCGGGAGGAAGGCACGATTTACGGCTACTACAATTTCCTTCGTATCCGCTGGGAAGGCTATACCAACTACGGCGCTACAAGTGCAGATGTACGGCACGTCTGGGACCTGCTGCTTCTCGATACCGGCGACATCGTTCTGAACTTTGAAACCGTACCGACGAACACCTCCTACTTCGGGGAGTGTGTCCTCGTAACCGGCACCGGGAACATCTCCTTCACGCCCGCTGCCGGAGCGCAGATCGCTTTTCTGCATCAGGACGATACCGGGACGGCTTTCCTTCGCTCGGATACGCTCCCGGTGCTGCTCGACCCGTACAACC